TTTAACTTTGTTGTTACCCAATCCCAGAAACCCTGCTTTGGTATTACTATCCCGTTCCACATGAAGTACCTTGGGATCGTTTGCTTTATATTCTATGTAATATCCGTTATGACTAACATCTGCTTTATATGATGTATAAGGGCCTACTGGTAAATTAATACTTGGTAGTTTACTCTCACGATTCGATAATGACCCAATCATACCGATGTGAGATAAACCAATAAGTCCACCCAAACTAAGGGCAAACCACTTTCCCCATTTCACTTGCTTATCCATTATCCTTTCTTCGGTGTAGCACTAGGAGTCAAGACCATTGGTGCTTGTTCAATTCTGATTGTTTGTGCAGGTGCTGCTTGAGTTGCTTTCTCTATAAGCATCTCCATATCTTTCTTCGATATATTTGCACTACCTCCAGAAGGTGCATTTGATTTCCCACCTTTCTTACCGGCTTCGACACCAAATGTAGCCAAAACCCCTGTAAATACAGAAGCTATGAATGTTGGATCTATCTTATCCTGCTTAGTCATTCCGGGAAATGTAACGTAGTTTAAAGTTAAAATTCCACCAGCCCAGATCAAAATTCCAAGTCTTACAAAAGTACTTAGAATCTGCATCTGTTCTTCTTTGTCTTCAGATAATTCTTTTAGTTTACCTATCGGGCCTTTCTTTGCTTCTTCTTTTTTGACTGCTTCTGCCATTTTAATGCTTGGGTCATGCAGCCCTATTTAGAAGATTGGTTTTTCTAGAAACCTAAAGGTAGTTGAGGTGCTGTAGGTTCTGCATCTTTAGATGGTGCTGGTGCTCCAAGAGAAGGTATCTCTAATGATCCACCAAGTGCTCCACCACCTATATTACCAATTCCACCGGGTAGGACAGATTCCATGATCTTGCTCTTAACATTATCAATAATTGCATCCTTGCGAATGAATACATATCCACCAAGACCAACTATACCAAGTGCCACTGCACCTGAGAATATAGCGATCCCGTTAATAATTTTCTGCATTGTAACCTCCGTATATACTCAGAAAATGTTTAATAATGCCATCACAGTTTAAATTACCTGCTGCAACCCACTGTTCGGCACATTCATATATGATATGACTTTGATATTTAGGCAAACCTCTTTCATTATTTTTAGCACCAAATTGGCCTAAAAGAATCTTAAGTGCCTCCTGTCGAAGTAACATCTGATGGGGAGAGTACTTATATGTCATACTCACTACCCTCACCGATATACGCTAATGAGTATATATCATGGTTAAGATGATCATCCATCTCTATCCACTCCTCAAACTCTGTGTAAATAGCATGCTTATCACCAATTGAAGTAACGCTTTCAAGTCTATCTATAGACCATTCACGAGTTCTCAATAGTGTTTGTTTCAAAGTTACCATAATCTTTACGCATGTAGCGTCCTAATATGTTGCTATTATAATACTTTGGAGACCCATCGTCAAGTGCTTCTGTTAAAACATTGTTAAGAAATAATTGTCTAGTCTCTTCATAGTTCACTTGTCCGAGTGTTGTATGAAGACTTAAGATTTCTCTTCGGAAAGAATCTCTACCAATGCACTTAATATCCTGTTTAAGTTCTTCAGAGCTTCCAAAGTATCGTTTCCAGTCTGACTCGCTTGTAACTCTTCTCTTTGCTCCTTTGGGCTTTCGCTTTTGCACGAAGTACTTTCTGCCGATGTAGGATTTGCCATTGGTGATATTGGTGATGCGATAGACGAACCCATAATAGTCCCCGATATCATCAGAGGTAAAAGGACGACCTTCGTAAATCCAAGGGTTTTCATAATCAATGTTTTTATCAGTCATTTAATTATAACATCACAATTCTATGTAGTCAATAAAAAAGAGGGTGTAAACCCTCTTGAATTATAGTTTGAAACCTGAGAACGTATCTTTCTTTACGTCTTGTTTTATACCTCCAACGACGTAACTTTCGACTTCCGTTTCCTGTGGTGCAACTTGTAATCCTTTTGATGAGATCCAATGTTGTGTCCAAGGTAATGGGTTTGCTCTCATTGCAATATCATAAACTGGTCTAAGACCAACTGCTTTCATTCTTTTATTTGCGATCCATTCAACATATTGTTGTAGTAATTTTTCGTTCAAACCGATCATAGATCCGTCTTTAAACAAATACTCTGACCACAATTTTTCTTGATTGACAGCATTTTCAAAAGTCTTATAGAACCATGCTTCCTCCTCTTTAAAGATTTTTTTCATGTCTGGGTCATCCCCATCTCTCCACTTATTCAGTATCTGTTGTGTGATAACTAAATGTTGGTTTTCGTCTCTGGCGATAAGAGAAACGATTTTTGCCGATCCCTCCATGAGCTTAAGTTCGCCAAAAGCGAACGAGCATGCGAAGGAGACATAGAACCTAATTCCTTCCAAAATGTTGACATTCGCAACTGCTCGGAAGAGTTTTCTTTTGAGTTCATAGATTGTTGATTTTGAAACATAAGACCCTTTCCATCCATCTTTCCACATGTTACTTTGATCGTACTCATGTGCTTCATTAATGAATGCATCATATGCTTGAGTAACACTAAGTGCTCTCTCAAGAATTCTATCATCTTTTAAGATAGTGTCAAATACCTCAGATGAATCTGGATAAACATTTTTAATGATGTATGTGTATGAACGACTATGGATCATTTCCATAAACTCCCATACCTTCATGCATCCTTCCAGTTCTGGTAAGGAACAGTATGGTGCAAATGCCATACCGGGGCCTCTTCCTTGTACAGAATCTAACATCACCTGATACTTTAAGTTACTGGTGAATATATGTTTCTGTTCTGGACGAAGTGTCTGATAATCACTTCTATCTTTTTGCAAGGAGACCTCCTCTGGTCTCCAGAAGTAACCAAGTTGTTGAGTGGTTAGTCTCTCGAAAACTGGGTACTTATAGTTATCATATCTTTGAATTCCAAGTGGTTTTCCAAAGAACATCGGTTGTTTCGTTGTCTCGACCTCTTCAGTATTGAATACAGTCATTGAGTCAACTTTAGCCATTTTTGCCTCTGAACTTGTTTTAAATTTTACAAGACTCACAGTCTTCGTCCTCCTCTAAAATACAAGAAACTAGTTCTCCTAAATCGGTTGATTGTGGTGGTTCCTCAATTTCATCAGTCTTGATATCATATGTATTCTGATAGTAACTTGTCTTCCAACCATACTTGTAAGTTGTTAGAAAGTCCTGTGCCATCACAGATACCGGAACCTCGTTATCTGGATAGTGTTCTGGATTGTAACTCCAATTACCGGAAATTGCTTGATCAAAGAACTTCTGCATAACTGCAACGACGTTGATATAACCCTCATTGGATTTCATATCCCACAAGAGTGTATAGTTATTTTTTAAGTGTTGATATCCGGGTACAATTTGTTTCAACGGCCCTTTCTTCGACTTTTTAATGGACAGGTATCCTCTAGGAGGTTCAATTCCGTTTGTGGCATTTGACACAACGGAACTGCTCTCCGAAGGCATCTGTGCGGACAGTGTTGAGTTCCTAACTCCGTGTTCCAAGATAGATGCTCTAAGAGATTCCCAATCATAATTCAGGTCATTTGAAACGATTTCATCTACATCCTTCTTATATGTATCAATCGGAAGTATTCCATTTGCATATTTTGTATTCGCAGAATACTCACATGCTCCTTTTATCTTCGCAAGGTTCACAGTGGACTTAATTAGATAGTATTGAAATGCCTCAGAGAGATCATGAACCAACTTCCATGCCTCTTTATCACCGTAGAACTGCCCATGCTTCGCTAAGTAGTGTGCAAGACCAATATACCCTATACCAAGCGATCTACGTGCTCTAGTGGCAATGGCTGCTGCATTGACGGGATATTGTTGGAAATCAATGAGTTCATCAAGACTCCTAACAGCAAGATCACAAAGAACTTGAAGATCCTCAAAATCCCTAATTTTCCCAACATTAACAGCACTAAGGATGCACAGAGCAATTTCTCCATTTTCATCATCAATATGATTAAGTGGTTTTGTTGGTAATGTAATCTCTTGACATAGATT